CCTTTCAGGGTTTGAATGGAGGAGGCGTTAGCCCCCTCCTGAGTTTTAGCTGACAACAGATTCAGTGTTCAAGATCGCGTCAACACGGCGCAGAGGAACGCCCAAGAACGACAACCAGCTATATGGTGTGCCGAACTGAGACAAGCCCTCATTGATCTTCAAAACGTACTGGCTCTTGTCCATAGCTGCAACAGTCAAACCAGAGTGAACGGTACGGTTCATGTAGAAAGCTGCGCGGCCCATTGCCATGTTTGGAATGCGATACAAAGCGCGAGCCATCAATTTGATGACAGCGGTTGCAGCGGTAGAGGCTTGAGTGCCAGTCTGGCCAACCAAGTCGCTCACATCGATGTTGGCGATGCGAACCACATAGCGCCAGTCTTTCACAACAAGACCGTTCTTCCATTGGTAGCGAGTAGCGTAGGCTTGCAAGCGAGTGCTATCGCTGTTGTACACGGTTTGCTCGCCGAGGTCTTCGTGAATCAAACCAGCCTTAGAACCTTTAGGGAAAGGGCAGTACACAGTGTTGTCACCCCACACCACCAAGTAGATGGATGTGTTGTCAGAGCCAGAACCACCAGCGCTCAAGATGTTTTGAGCGTTAGAAGCAGACAGGCTAGAGTAGCGAGCGGCCAAACCCAAGAATTGCTTGGGGTCAGTTGCTGGGTTGCCGTAGAACAAAGTCGTGGCTTGAGTCTGGTTCATAGCTTCCAAGAAAGCTGTGTCTTCAGACAAACGGAATTGAGCGGTGTTGCCGTTCAACATTGCCAAGTCTTTGTCGACTTCAGAGCGAGCTTCCAAGATGCCGCAAGCCTCGTCCACTTGAGCAGTGGTCGATTTGCTGTTTGGGATACCTTGGTTCAATGCACGCCAGTAGACGGTGGGCAAGCCAGTGCGAATCACAACGCGATCACCAGTAGGCAAGTTGCCTTCTTTGAACACGCAGTCTTCGAGAATTTCGTTCGATTGCGAGAGCAATTCTGCAACGATTGGAATGCGACCATCGGGGTCGGTACGTTTGGCCCAATCGGCCAAGGTCAGGGAGGTAGTAGCAAGAGTTGCCATTTTGATTTCCTTTTAAGATTGCTGATTTGAATAGAGTGCCGAGGCTTGATCGTTAAACGATTTGGGCGCACCGCGAGGGTTTGCACCAGTCGTTGAACCAACAAACTTGTCTTCACTGATTGCCTTGCCAGCTCGGTACATAAACCGAATCACTTCGGGGTTATTTCCCAAGCCAGACTCATTAAGCAGCGTGCGTAGTTCGGGAGTGCCAAAAGAGTCCAGAGCTTTCTTTGCAACAGCCAAGTTTTCGTTCAGCTTTTCGCCTCCGAACTCTTTGTCTGTTTGCGCTGATTGCGCCCAGTCATTCTTGATACTCTCAAACTGCTCCATTTGACGTTGAGCCAATGTTGGCCCCATCTTGTCGAGCAGTTTCTGCGCGGCTTCCTGCGACAGATTGGCTTCTTTGGCAACCTCCGAAAATGCGTTCAGCGTTTCGGAATCGAACTCTTTGCCTTCGGGGGCTTTGAACTCGTATTTTTCAGGCGCACCTTGAGGTTTGCCTTCCGTGTTGCCATCAGCAGCCCCATCCTTTGCACTGTCCTGAGTGCTAGTCTGGTTCTGGTCAGCATTGGCTTGCTGCTGGTTCGCTGTCTGCTCTCCACCTTGCGGCGTAGTGCTGGCAGCGTCTTGCGATGAGGCCGTACCTTCAGTGGTCGTTGCGGCTGTGTCCGTCATCAGCGATTCCATTGGATTGCTCCTTGAGTAGTTGCATGTAAAGCTCTGGGCAGTGAGCGTGAAGCATCGCTAACATGCGGTTGCCAAAGTTCCTGTTACCTTCTGCGAATGCCATTTGCATCGAGTTGGTGTTGAACGATAGCCTGTACACGCCTGATTGCTCCAGAAGTCGACCGATGATTCGGCGACCCCTCCGACTGCCCATGAGCCACTTGAGGTCAGCTTCTTCGTTCTTGGCTGCGTTGCGCTCGCGAATCTCTTTTTCGGAGACTTTGCGCTCTTGCGCTTGCACATCAGTTGGGTCGTAGCTGTTACTCATGTTGTCAATCTATCCACAGTGCTTTGTATTACGGTCACCATCAAGGGGTATCGTTCTTGATGAGGATGCCCTCAATCTGAATGCCGACCTGCGATGTGGCGCTTGAGCTGCATTGCCATTGGCAATCAGTCTTCTCGCCGTAGCCGCGCTGGACTGTCTTGTCTGAGATGTAAGAGCCAGTGAATGGAACCTGCAAAACAGCGCGAATGATGCCAGACGCATTGATGGTGTAAGACCTGTAGTTTGTGATCTGGTTGTTGCCTTGGCTGGTGTAGGCATTGACCTTGGCCAAGTAGAACGTGTGGCCAGCAGGTACGGTGTAGACCGTCATCGCACTTGTGCCAGCGCCAACGGCAATCTTTGCATAGACCTCAGTCTTGCCGCTGTTACCAAGGCTGATTGCGCCAACAGGGTTCACGCCATCGATGACAGTGATGCCATTGATGCGCTTGTACTCATTGACTGTTGTGACACCAGTTGTGCCGTTTGTCAGCAGCAGGTCTTCACTAAGCATGTTGTAGTCAGCATCAAGTCCATTGATTTGAATCAAGACGTTGGTGTCTGACGCGCTAGAACTCCACAGCAGCATCGTACCGTTTGATGGGTAGACGTATGCCGTGTTGTTTTCCCAGATTGGGATGAAGGTTGAACCAACGGCAGACTGATACCCAGCAATGTTGAGGCTGGTGTGATTTTTCACCAAGCCTCTGGCCACATTTAAAGCCCACGACTCGACCTTGCCGTTTTCGGTCATCGAGGGGTAGTGGACTGGTAAGCGCATCAGTTGCCGCCGTACAGAGCGTTGGAGATGTTGTCGATGCGAGTGCCTTCGCTGTCGTCACCGTAAAGCGACTTGGCCTTGTCTTGCTTTTTGCTCTCGCCGCCAATTTCCATGTCGGTGATTTGCAAGCACATGCGAGACTCAGCATCGCTGCCTTCGTACTGGTTTGAGCTGACAGACTTCACCACCACTTTGGCGGTAATCATCATTTCAGTGCCAACCTTGGGCAATGCGGTGATGCCCAGCTTTTCCATCGAGCCGTCATCGAGGTCGATGCTCAAGCCGTATGGGTAGCTTGGTTCTGCGATCTTGTCGCCGTTGTATTCGCCGCGCTCTTCTTGCGACATTTTCATGTTTACGAGTGACATGGTGTTTCCTTATGCGAGGCGGTCAAGTTTGAACAGGTTGCGTGCGAGCTTGTCGAGGATGTCATCGATCAAGTTTTGGATGTGTGACTCACCACCCATCAATGCGCGGTTGGCTTCGATGTAGTCGTAAATCTTGCGAGCTTCAGCAGAGTAGCTGCTCACGTCAACACCCTTGAACTCGACAGCTTGCTTGGTGCAGCCCATCCAGCTTTCGGCCAAGCCATCGAGGCCATCTTCCAACGCGCTGTATGTGTCACCCAAAGCCTCATGCGCGGCAAAGCTGCCAGCGCCTGTGGTCATCAGGTGAACCTTGTGCAGCGTGTCCACGGCCACAAGCAGCTTCTCGATGAATGCTGTCGCATCGGCGCTGTTGCCGTACTTGTCGTTGCTGCCATACAGCAATGTGCTTTTCGCCATGATGATTTCCTTTAGGGTGTGTTGTAGCCAGAGAACATGTCCATCACGTTTGTCAACGCGCTTGGCTCAGTTGTGGTTGCGCCAGCAAGATTGCGTGCGACCTCTGACTGAGTACGCATGTTTTCTGCCTGTGCTTGTGCGGCTTGCGCCTTGTTGCGAGCATCGCGCACGATGGCCACTTGGTCGTTTGCCACGATGAGCTTGGGGTCAACGCCGAGCATGTCAGAGTAGGCATCAACCCACTCGTCAGCATTGAACTTGTCAAGCACGTCAGGCTTGTACTGAGCCACAGCGCCGAGGTTGCCAACGAATCGGTCAACGCCGTTTGTGCCAATCGCACGCTGGGCTTGAGCAAGCATCGACACAAACTCAACATTCAGCTCCATGCCCTGCATCTCTTCAGGTGGTGGAGGCAGCACGCCAGCTTCAAGCATGCGTGTGAACGTGGTTTCGATCAGCGGGTCGAGCAGCTCGTTGTGCAGACGCTCAAGCACTGGGCCAAGCATCAAGAGCTTCTCTTCGTGGCGCTCGGCAACCTCTGTCGCAGTCATGCGAGTGTCGGTGGCGTTGGCCAGCATCAAGAACAGGTCGGCGTAGAAAGCGCCACGCACGCGCTCGCGACAGTCTTGGATGTCCATGAGCAAATGGTCAAGGTTCAGGTTGACCTCGAACATGGACTTGATGCCGCCGCTTGGGCTGTTTGCGTCAACGAATGTGATGCCGTTGGGCAATCGCTCAACGTCACGGTTCTTCATCGAGGTTGGAACCTGCAACGGTGGCATGGTCTGGTAGTCAATCGCTTGAGCTTTGCGGAGCTGCTCATGTTGCAACTGCTTGATGTCGCCAAGCGCTTCCATCGCTGGGCTGTTGCCGTAGATGTCGCCGCCAGCCGTAGCCCAACGAGGCACGACAGCAGGGAACTCGCGGAAGCCAGACTCGCGCAGGTACTTGTCTTTCTCGCCGCCAATCTCGAAGTAGTACGAAGCCCAAGGCATGTTGAGCGCGTCCCTCTTGTTGATGTCGCGATCAGCGCGTGGCTCGATGGCGTGAATGATTGGAATCCAAGCATCCAAGCTGCCACGGTCATACAGGTTTTGTACGGTCTTGGAGCATTGCTTGTAGCCGAACTCTTTGACGATCTCGCCCACGGTCTTTTCAAACTCGCGGTACAACGTGCAAATCTTGCCTTGATAGTCTTGCGCCACGCAGAACTCACCTGTTGTCACTGGGTAGTGATGGATGATGTTTTGGTAGTCTGGCAAGATGATCGATGCCGCAGTGCCAAAGCCACCCAGCTCTTCGTAGATGCCGTGCAGTGCGCGGTATGTGTTGGAGCGCTGGAATACCATGCCCATGCGTTTTTGCACGTCATCAAGCCACAGCTTGACTGGCATGTAGTTGTTCAAGTCTGGGTCAGCAGTGCCAAGGCGAAACCAAGGGCGAGCTGGTGACGTTGCACCTGCCATCATGCCAGCGCCTAGAACACGCAGTGCGCGTGTGCCAGTGTTGTCATAGATGTTGTTGTGTCTGCGCCAGCCCTTGTCACGGTCTTGGCGAAAGTAGCGGCCGTTGCGCGGCAGCAAGTAGGTAGTGATCTCTTGCCAGTGCGCCCACCAAGATGCACGCTCGGCCTTTAGCTGACCCCATCGGGTGAACAGCTTATCGCGCTCTGGCGCTTGGGGATGCGAACCTGCATCGCTGGTGAATTGGCTCATGGTTTAACCGCCCAACAATGTTGACTTACCGAGAGAGAGGTCTTCTTTTTTCACGCCCTGTGGGCCTGTGAGCATTGTGCCAGCCGAGCCGCCTTGCGAGCCTTGTTCGGCAGCTTGTTGAATGCCAGACACATCGGGAGCCTTTTGGCGTGCCTTGTTGATGTTTTGCTCAGACGTTTGTTGCTGCTGTTGAGCTGCTGTCTTTGCCTCTGTTTGAGCTTGACGTTGCTGCTGCAACGCTTCGTCCTGTTTGTCTGCCGAACGCTCGCCGTTGTAAATCGTGTACGCCGTTGCTGTAACTGCCGCGACTGCTGCTGTAACGCCCATATCAAATCTCCTTGCTGAAAATGATGTCCTGCACTCCATACCCCATTTTCGGGATGATTGTGGCGAGAGCAGTTTGTTCCTTTGCATGCCACAGCATCAACTTAGCACCGCGCTCTTTTGCGAACTTCTCGGTGGCCTTGATGAGCTG